ACGTAGATCTTGTCGTCGTCATGATTGGAAAAATGGATTTTGCCGGGATTGTCACCTAAAAAAAAATAGTTTTAACAACTCAAAAGGATGTTATCATACTAGTGTACCGTTATGTTGTGAGACATACTGTATTATAAGTTAAATTGCAGTTTTTACAATATTTAATTATTTCACTTCTTTCAACATCCACATCTACATAATCAGTTTGCCAATCATGATTACATTGAGTTGCCAATATATGATTAATTTCTTTTAATCTATCTTGTTTAATAGAAATTATATTATTTAGAGTTTCTATTTCTCTATCGTATTCATGTTTTATATTAATTAAAAAATCTGTAGGCAAATTATTTGTCATCTTATAAGAATAATTATTTTTTTTTTAAATACATTATATATAATGCCTTGTTCAGCGTGCGGTGGTGGCGGAAGCAGTGCTTCCTCTCAATTTAGTTTAGGAAGACGGGGATTTAAACCCCTACAAGCAAGACAACCTCCTAAAATGATTTATGTAACTCCTGCTCGAGCAGCAGCTCTTCGTGCATATTATGCTCAGATTGCTCAAGCTCAAGGAAGAAGGACGTTGCGATTTGCTTAATTATACAATTAAATTATAATTATAAACTTTAATTGTGTTTTTTACCATATTTACAGTATTGTTTTTGTGAAAACCCTTTAGGCTTTCTACAATTAATGCTTTTTTTATATTTTTTTGACCATTTACGTCTAGTTTTGCTACGAGATTTTTTCTTTCCTCTTTTGGTTTTTCGCCCCTTTCTTTTTGGTTTTCGCATTTTTTTCCCAGTCATATAGTTTTGTTTAGTAGATTTTTGACAAATCCCTATTGCTCCTCCATAACCATATTTTTGTGTTAATCTTCCAACACATCTTCCGACTCTTGAGTTTTTAGGCATATTTTATATATAGATAGATAAATTTGTATATTATATATATATTCATGTTTACAGCAATGCTTCGACAATGTGGTTATAGAAATTATATACCTATATTGGTACATAATAAACCTAATCAATTAAATACAAAGCAAGAAGAGATCACACCCTTTTTTAAAATAGATAAAAATATAATTAATCCACAAGATACAAAAGAAAAAAATTTTAATGACGTGTTTAAATTTTTAGATATACCAAACGGAACATATATCCATTAAATATACATACCAAACGGAACAGTATTTGTTTCAGTATTTTTAATTAGTTTTTTTACTGTCTCAACAGCAATTGTATAAGGAAACTCAATATGTAGAACCACCTCTCCATCAAACATTTTACTATCCTTTTTCATTAGAGTGTAGAGATTAATTTTTGTATATAGAATCTCTAGACATCGTTTCAAATTCCTAACACCCTTTTCTTTTTCTGTAAATTCATTTATGATATATGTTAGTGTATCATCTGGAATTACAATTTGCCCTTTTTCAAAATTAATATTTTCCTCTATTTTTGGAATTAAATGATCACGTGCGATAATAAGTTTTTCTTTGGTTTCATATCCTTTTGTATGAATTCTATACATGCGATCTTTTAGAATAGGATTTACCTTTTTTTCATCATTATAACTAAATATAAACAAGACCTTGCTTAAATCAAAATCAATGTTTGAAAAGTACTTATCATGAAATTGAGAATTTTGAGTAGTATCTGTTAGATGTGTCAAAATTCCAGTAATCTCTTCACCTTTTGGTGTATCCGAGATTTTATCCAACTCATCAAAATATATGACTGGATTCATAGTCTTGCTCTGTAGTAAGATATCAACAATCTTACCCCACGTACTACCCTCATATGTATATGAATGTCCTTCAAGGAAACTACTATCAGTAGCACCCCCTAATGCGAGAAATGCGAATGGCCTATTTAGAATTTTACTAATCCCTTCTTTGATTAGTGTAGTTTTACCAGTTCCGGGCGGACCTTTAATAGCAATCGGAGGTGCTACCGCATTTGGATTCGCCATCCATTGTCCGATAAATTGCATAATTTGCATTTTAGCATCATTCAATCCGTAAACGCACTTATCTAGTGTATTTTTAGCTTCTTCCATAAAATCACCACATTTATCTCTACCGTCTGAAATTTGAAATGGTAAATTATTACGCTTTCCAAAAGGAATGCGCATGAAAGTATCTACCCACTGTTTGATTTTATAATATTCACCACTTCCTGGATCCATGTAATTCAAAACATTGATTTTTTTCAATGCGGTGGCTTTAAAAGGAACAGGAATATCTGATTCTAAAAGTGATAATCTATATGGTTTATCTACATTACTAAATTGATTTACTTCTTTTAGTCTCCTCAAAATTTTTTGTTGATTATCCACATTCATTTCTTTAAAATATTTAAAATCATTCATTACATTTTTTTCTCTTAGCATCTTTCTTAGTTTACCTACATTCTTCATTTGCTCCTTTTTTATTTTCTCTTTTGCCTTTTCTTTTTCTTTCCTTTCATTTGCTTTAGATAATTTATCTAATTGAGCCATCATTGCTTTTTTACCCTTTCCTTTGCGAAGTTTAACTAATTCACGCAATTCATCAAGAGTTTCCGTGTACTCTTCTTCTTCCTTGGTTTTCAACTTAATATATTTGGCATGAATCAGTTTCCATTTCCTTTGTTCTAACTCATCGTCATCTAGCTTAATATCATATCTACTTCTAGTACACACTTTTGTGATAATTCCTGGATATTCTTCTTCCCACCCTTTAGCTTTAATTAGTACCTTATCCTTTACTTTAAATTTACCTACTTTACTCTTTTCTTTTTCCTTTTCTTTTTCCTTTTTCTTTTCCGATGTTTCATCTTCAAGTTTTGTGATCTCCTTATCCATTTTTTTCATAATTTTATCAAAATTTTCATCCCACTCCTTCTTTTCCTTTTTATCATCTTTATCTTCCACTTCTTCTTCTAATTCTTCATCATCTTCTTCATCTTCGTCTTCATCTTCATCTTCGTCTTCATCTTCGTCTTCGTCTTCATATTCGTAGTATTCATCAAGGTCATCTTCCCTATTAATATCGCCAACAGTAAATATAATATTAAACTTCATGTTATTTGATAACATTTCTTCGATTTCGTCTTCATCATACTCATCATCATCCTCATCATCATCCAAAATCAAAATATCATCTATTTCATCTTCACTAGTTTCTTCATCTTCTTGTTCTTCTTTTTTTTTCTTCGATGTTTTCTTGTTGGATTTCTTTTTATTTGTAGGACTTTTTGAATTCTTTTTTTTACCATTCGTCTTTTTCTTTTTATCAATCATATTATCTATTTTTTCTAATTGTCGAAGTCTTTCTTTACCTGCTTCAGAAGGGAATATCTTTTGAATAAATTTTTGCAATTCTCGAGGATTCATATCTTCATTTGGCATTTCTTCGCTTCCAGAATCTGAATGATGTTCTGTCGGTGGTAACCAGTCGCTATCACTATCGGAGTCCTTATTAATCTTGTAATTTTTATTTTTTTTGCCACGCCGGCTTCTGCGATTTTTAGGCGTTTTAACCTTCGGATCCTTGTCTTCTTGTTTAGATGGCATTGTATGAATTATAAAGATATTTATTTAATATTTTCTATATCAATTTATTTTTTTAATAAACTTATTAAATTCAAAAACTAAAGATAATAATAAAATTGAAAACAATCTAAATATTCTACCACTAATATAAAGATGACTGATACAAGAATGAATCCATCAAGAATTATAGGATTACAATTTAGTTTATTGTCGCCTGAAGAAATAAGAAAAGGCTCTGTAGCAAATATTGTATCCAGGGATACTTATGTAAATAACAAACCTGTGATTGGTGGTCTATTTGACCCTAGAATGGGCGTGCTAGATCCTGGACTTATTTGCCCGACTGACGGATTAAATTATATGAAAACTCCTGGATATTTTGGTCATATGGAATTAGCAAGGCCCGTATTTTATATTCAATACCTTAATACAATTCTTAAAATATTGAGATGCGTGTGCATCAAATGTAGCAAACTTTTACTGTCTAAAAGTAAACATAAGCATATCTTGGAAACAAAAAATGCACGTGATCGATGGTTATACGTCTTTCCAATTGCTAGTAAAATAGCAAGATGTGGAGATGATACATGTGATGGATGCGGTTGTAAACAACCAAAAAAGATTCAAAAAGAAGGATTGGCTACTATTATAGCGGAATGGGCTAATATTGATGGTATTGCCGACGATGATGGTAATATTAAGGAGAAACTCACTATGAGGTTGACTCCGGAGATAGTTCTCAAAATTTTCAGAAGAATTTCAGATGAAGATGTAACCTTTATGGGATTCAGTCCTACATTTTCACGACCAGATTGGATGGTGTGTCAGGTGTTGGCAGTCCCCCCGCCTGCGATTCGTCCTTCCGTAAAACATGATGCTCAGCAAAGGAGTGAAGATGATATCTCACATATTATTGTTAATATTATTAAAGCAAACAAAACATTGCAAGATAAATTACAAACTAACGCAACATCAAAGGTAATAGATGATTGGCATACAGTTTTGCAGTATTACTGTGCTACAATGATCGATAATAGAATTCCCGGGGTTGCTTCTGTAGCCCAGCGATCTGGGCGAGCTTTAAAGTCTGTCAAAGAGCGCTTGGTTGGTAAAGGTGGTCGTGTTAGAGGAAATCTAATGGGAAAACGTGTTGATTTCAGTGCAAGAAGTGTCATTACTCCTGATCCAAACATTAGCATTGGAGAACTAGGAGTTCCCACAAAAGTAGCAATGAACATCACATTTCCTGTTACTGTCAATAAACGTAATAGAGATTTCTTGACTCGTTTGGTTTTGAATGGGCCGGATAATTATCCGGGTGCAAAGATTCTTGAAAGAAAATCCGGCGATTCAATATCTCTAAGATATACGGATAGAGAAAATATTGAATTACTAAATGGCGATATTGTGCATCGACATCTACTTGACGGAGATCCAGTATTATTTAATAGGCAACCTACACTTCATAGGATGTCAATGATGTGTCATATTGTAAAGGTACTACACGTTGGTGCAACATTTAGACTTAATGTTGCTGCTACAAAGCCTTATAATGCTGATTTTGATGGCGATGAAATGAATCTTCATGGTCCTCAAGATGATGAAAGTGCGGCTGAATTGCGTCTTTTAGCAGCACTTCCCCGGCAAATCATCAGTCCTGCAAATAATAAATCTATCGTAGGAATTTTCCAAGATTCTTTATTGGGTAGTTTTAGATTAACCAGGCCTAATATTGATTTTGATATGAGAACAGCTATGAACTTACTAATGAGTGTAAGAGATGTCAATCCTAAATTGTTTAAAAATCCTAAAAAAGTGATTGATTCATTTGCTTTATTGTCTGAAATTTTACCACCAATGAGTACAAAATTTGAAAATGGTCAGGATGGCGATGGTATTACAAATGTAGTTAACATAAAGGCAGGTAAGTATAAACACGGTCAATTGGACAAGGATGCTCTTGGATCTGGTTCAAAAGGGCTTATTCAATCAATATTTAATGATTATGGATTTCAAGCATCGGCGGATTTTATTGATAATCTACAAAATATCGTAACGGATTACATGAAACTCAGTTCATATAGTGTGGGTATTAGTGATTTAATTGCCAATAATGAAACTAATCAAAAGATTGCAAATACAATCTTAAATAAAAAGAAAGTTGTAGCTGATTTGATCAATGAAACTCATATTGGTGCTTTTGAAAATAATACCGGAAAAAGTAATGAGCTAGAATTTGAAACTAGAGTTAATGCTCAACTTACACAAGCACTTAATGAAGCGGGAAAGATTGGAAGGAAGAGTTTGTCAAAGGATAATAGATTTGTAATTATGGTAGGATCTGGTAGTAAGGGTAAAAATCTAAACATTGCACAAATGATTTCGTGTTTGGGTCAGCAAAATGTAGACGGAAAACGTATTCCATATGGGTTTTCAAATCGTACACTTCCTCACTATAAAAAATTTGATGATTCTCCAGAAGCACGGGGGTTTGTTGAAAGTTCATTTATTCAGGGTTTAACTCCTGAAGAATTATTCTTCCATGCTATGGGTGGACGTGTTGGACTCATTGATACAGCTGTAAAAACTTCACAAACAGGTTATATCCAAAGAAGGCTTATTAAAGCATTGGAGGACCTTAAATTCGCATATGACGGAACAGTTAGAAATAATAAAAATAAAATTATCCAATTTAGATATGGCGATGATAATATAGATACTACTAAAGTTGAAAATATCCCACTTCCGTTATCAAGCATGACGGTTGAAGAGATTTATAGTCATTATCAAATCCCATCGGATGATGTTTCAGATGAGGTAGTTACAACTAATTATACCAAAACAGCTATTAAAAGAATGAAAAAACAAACAGTTGCATTAAAAGAACAAACGCAAAGTATGGTTGATTATATGTTGGAAATTCGATCGCAATTAGTGGAGTATGTATTCAAAAATAGTGCTGGATCAACTATTCATATACCAGTAAATTTTAAACGTATTATTAATAATATTGCTAATCAATTAAACTATCAAAATAATTCAATGGTTAATATTACACCATTTGAGACATATAGACTAATTCTTGATAATTTTGCAACATTGGAATCACTTCATTTTGGCAAACCTTCTGAATTATTCAAAGCAGCATATCTCTACTATATGTCTCCTAAGAATCTATTGGCTATTCGTAGATTTAATAGAAAGGGGTTGGAATTATTGTGTGCAAAAATTAATGCAGAATACAAAAATGCATTGTGCAATCCAGGCGAAATGGTTGGAATGATAGCGGCTCAAAGTATTGGCGAGCCCACAACACAGATGACCCTGAATACATTTCATTTTGCTGGTGTAGCGAGTAAATCTAATGTTACTCGAGGTGTTCCTAGAATTGAGGAAATCTTGTCACTATCTGAAAATCCAAAACAGCCATCTACAACTGTTTATCTCAAACAAGAAGAGGAAACTGATAGAGTAAGAGCACAGGAGCTTAAATATACTCTTGAATTTACTAGTCTAAAAGATATTACATCATCAGTTAGTATTTGTTTTGATCCGGATGATTTACAGACATTGGTTGAAGAAGATAAACCGCTTATGGATGAATATGTTGAATTTTCCAAAATCATTCAAGAGTGTAGCGGTAGCGATGATGTCGAAGAAAATAGTGATAAATCCAAATGGATCTTAAGATTTATATTGGATAAAGAATCCATGCTGGATAAAAATATTAATATGGATGATGTTCATTTTGCGATTGAACATAGTTATAAAGGTGAAATCTCTTGTATTTATTCCGACTTTAATGCTGATAAATTAGTTCTCAGAGCGCGTTTGGATAAGTCACTTACTAATAGTAAAAAGAAATCTTTGGATCAATCCGATGAAATTTACAAGCTTAAAAATTTACAGCATAATCTAATGAACAATGTGATTCTTCGCGGAATTAAGAAAATCCCAAAGGTCTTGTTAAGAAAATCTGTGAATCAACTTAAATTTTCAGAGGGAAATTATGAAAAGGAAGATACATGGGTGTTAGATACGGTTGGAAGTAATCTACCAGATATCCTTACTCTACAAGATATTGATACAACTAGAGCATATAGTAATAATATTCAAGAAGTGTATCGGACTTTGGGAATTGAAGCAGCGCGTGCGTGTATATTGAAAGAAGTCCAGGAGGCTTTTGATGAAAGTTATATTAATTATCATCACTTATCTTTACTATGCGACAGAATTTGTGCTACAAAAAAAATGGTATCCGTATTTAGACATGGTATTAATAACGATGATATTGGACCAATTGCAAAGGCTTCATTTGAAGAAACACCTGAGATGTTCTTGAGAGCAGCCCGACATGGTGAACTGGATCTTATGACAGGAATTTCAGCTAATGTAATGTGTGGTCAGGAAGGTTATTTTGGTACTGGATTCTTTCAAGTTATGCTTGATATTAATGAAATGGGCAAACTTGCAGGTAGTAAAGAATTAGAAACGGAGAAGGATATTGATGATATGTTAACAATGGAAGATGGCGATGGTGTTTGTTCCACACAAAGTATTACCATCAGTAATAATACTGATTTAATTCAATCAACTGATATGGGTGATGTAGACGATAATTATGATCCAGGATTTTAAAAAAGACTTAAAAACGTAATGAATATATATCTTAATATGGATATTTTAACATATATATCAAAAACAGTCACAAATAAGTATAGAGACCCTGCTAGTAGGACTTCCACATTTACAATGGGAGGGTATTTTATTTATCTACCAATTACCGAAGATTCTAGTAAATTTCAAAAATTAAAAGAAGGGGTTTTAGATAATTGTTTTATGAGTCAAGGACAAAAGAGTTATAATTTTTCATTATTTAGTAAAATGCAATCTATATATTGGGGATTAAAAAAATTTGTTAAAATTTGGAGATGGAAGCATGCAAAGAGTGCTTCCATCGATTTAGATTTATATATGAACTCTTTAAAAAGTTTTCCCGATTTTCAAAAGGCCAAAATTTTGCATCATGGTATGATATACGAATTTAGATTAACAGATATTTTGAATATATGGAAAAAATCTTTGACACAGAGTATTACTTTTTCCCCTCAACCCACAATGCCACGAAATCCATATCTTAATATGGCTTTTAGTAAAGGTCATTTATTTCATTTCTATATGTGTATGAAAGATAATGCGAATTTTTCCATACCTATTGTAATTCAAAAATTTATAAATGTCTCCATGAACATTAGATTGTTCCGCGTAAATGCGTATCCGGATTTAATGGATGAAGCCATAAATAATCATATAGATTCATCCTCTCACGATGTTTTGTTTCTTGATTGTGTTAACATGTTGGGGTATCATAAAAGAAAAATTAGAAATAGAAGATTATCAATGGATTTATCTGATGTAAAAAAAAAAGAGGTAGTAAAAGAGTTGAAACCCATGTTAAAACTTCATTTATTGGCAACACTATCTTGTAATCCTGCCATAAGGCATTTAAATAAAGAGTTGGTAATTGATGATTTGCATGATTTTTTTAAAAAAAATCCAACTTTTGGGCGGAGAATTGTATCGGTATCGAGGAGAACTGTTGAATATGCGCCTCCATTATTTGTTTTCGGTAGCGCTCAGTCAATTGCAGATGAAGATGAAGTCTTAAATGACTCGGAAATTGATGACGATGATTATGATTTTGAACAAGAGGCTCATCAAGATCCTGCAAGTGCCATAGCTGTTGGAATACATCCATCAGATCAGGTCGTACATGAAGAGATTCTAACTGATTCCGATGAAGAGTTTTGATAATTATCCTGTTGAAATATAGTTATAATTATAAGATATTATTTATATTTCTTATAATTAACGGCGTCTGCGACTGCGACTTCTTTTGCGTTTACGAGATCTTGATTTGCGTCTGCGACTGCGACTTCTCTTGCGTTTACGGGAACGAGATTTGCGTTTCTTGCCACCACGAAGAGCACCTCTTCTTTTCAACATAGATTTAGCTTTTCGTGCAACACGTTTATAAGTACTTTGTCTCATAGTAGGACGAGAACGACCTTTGTAAGAAGACCGTTTCTTTCCCCATTGTCTAGCTCTAACATATGCAGCATATAATCCTTTTTTATTAACTTTACAAGTACCCTTTGCGCAAATTGGAAAACTTTTTTTGGGACCCAAAAAGCATTTTTTCCCACATTTACGTTTCATAACAGTACGAGCTCTTCCTTTTGGTGATATTTTAGCCCAACCCGACCAAGGCATAGATTTACGGCGTTTACGAGTCTTACTTGGCATTATACTATAATAAAATATTTTATTTGCATAACCAGGGAAAACAACAAGTCTTTTTCTTACCGTTTAATTTGTTCCATTCTTGAATGGTAAAATTATTACTCATAGATAAATTACAACGCGCACAAATAGGTTTTAAATTATTAACGTTTAATTTACCACCTTTACTTTCAGGTTTATCGTGTCCTACATGAAAATCAAATACAGAAACTTCATTTTCACACCAATTAATATAACATTTATGTTCATAGCATTTCCCAAATGTTTGTAGCCATGTTTGTTCACGAATAGCTTTAGGTATAGTTTGTTTTCTATATTTCTTTTTCTTTTTATTGGCTTTTCTAGGCATTGTATAATTTAAACTTCTCTCTTTAATATATATGCCTAAATGTATAAATAAAGTAATAGTATTTGATTTGGATGATACAATTGGTCATTTTGAACAGGTATCTATGTTTTTAAATGGACTTCAGATGATCGTAGATAAAAATATAAGTGATAAATATTTGTATAAATTGTTAGATTTATGGCCACAAATACTAAGACCCGGTATTCTTGATACACTTGAAACAATTAGTAAAATTAAAAAAAGAAATAAATGCGTTAAGGTAATAATTTATACAAATAATATGGGACCAAGATCTTGGACTCTTATAATCAAGCGATATTTGGAGAGAAAACTCAAGTATAATATTTTTGATAAAGTGATAACTGCTTATCGTCCACATAAAAAACATAATTGTAGAACAACGCATAGTAAGACGCATAAAGATTTATTAAAATGTACAGGTTATCATCCAAATACGGAATTCTTATTTTTGGATGATCAAATGCATGTAGAAATGAAGCATCCACATATACATTATCTACACCTACATCCTTATACCTATAGTATTCCATTTAACAAAATGATCAATAGTTATTTAGACTCGAAATATGGCAAATTAATTAAAAAAAAATACAAAAATAGATTTCAAGAATATATGTATAAATACTTAACATCTGGGACAGGTTATCATAAATATCACATTAAAAAAACAAAAATTAGTAAAAAAGATATTGAACAAATGAGATATATTAAAAAACATATTCATAAATTTCTTAATATCCATGATACCAGACATAAAAAGAAACGAAGGAGGAAAAATAAAACGAGGAAAGAATATTAAACTATTTTTTTAACATTTGATTTTAAATTAATTTTATTTACAGGATTCAAATATTGAAACAAAGATGTTTGGATTAAAATAGCTACGCCAGCTGAAAATGCAATCTTTCGATGCAAATTAGTACATACAGTTTTTTCTTTCAAAAATGGATTGAAAAAATAGATTAATGCCAGTGCAATTACAATACTAAAAGTATTTTCCACAATATGTAAATATCCAGGCGCGCCTTTCCACACACCTAGCACAACAACTATATAAAGTATAAATATAACCAATTTTAAACCTGTATATGTGTTTTCAATGATTTTCATATAGTATTACTCACGACTTTTTTTTGACTAAGATACATTTCTATTTGACCAGACCCACGACATTTTATACAAGTTTCCCATAACATTTTACTTACATTTTCACATAAATAACATGTTTTATTTTCATCATTACAAGTTGCACATATATATTTATCTTCGCGAGTTTGTAAACCGATTCCATTACATTTAAAACATCTAATATACTTTTTATTAGTACTCATTATATTTTAATTAAATATAATAAGTTATTCCTCTAGACTTGCAATAATTGCATTTTCGACTTGCCACTGCTCTAAATTATCACTTCTCGGCACAACACTGTTATTATTTACCGAATTATATAATTTAAGTGTTCTTGCACTAGAATCTGTTGCATTTACGAATTTGGGCATCCATTTATAAGGCACGACTTTAGATAGAAATTCGCGATGAGATGATTGCAACGCGTCATCTATATTAGCATATCGATCATAAAAAATACTGTCGTAATATTTTTGTTCAGCCTTCTTAAAATCAGATTCATTAAATTTTAAGGATGCAAATTCTTGAATTATTTCAAACCACGATCTTGTAGATTTACTAACACCATCGCTAAACGCTTCTTTTGTTCGAAAAAGAACCTCTTTTGGCAACAGATTCATATCTTCAAATGCTTTCCTTAAAATAAATTTTTCGCAAATATTATTATGTCCGTGATCTCTCAATGTATCTGGAATTGACAAATAGCTTTGAATAAATCCCTTATCTAAAAATGGTGTCCGTGCTTCTAATCCATGAGAAGATATAGATCTATCTGATCTCAAAACATCAAAATAATGAATGTCCTTCAAAAGACGTTTACATTCTTGATCGAATTCTAATGGCGACGGAGCGGCGTGAAAATATAAATAACCACCAGTAACTTCATCACTACCATCTCCATTAAAAATTACTTTTGCATTGCTATTTTCTTTGATATATTTACAGATCAGCCAATTACCAACACTAGCTCTAATACTAGTAGTATCATTAGACTCTATAGTTTCAATAACTGTAGGAATGGCTTCAAGAAATTCGGTTTCACTTAATTTGATTTCATGATGCGTTGATTGAATATGCTCGGCTACTATTTTAGCAAACTTTAAATCTTCAGACCCTTCTAACCCAATACTCCAAGTATGTAAATCTTGTGGCTCTTTCCCATGAACATTTACCAACTCCCTAGATACTAATGCCGAAATTAAACTACTATCTAACCCTCCTGATAATAAACATGCTATTTCTCTATCCGTATTGTCAACTCTTTTTCTCACAGCCTGAATTAATGACTCTCTGACCAATGAAAAGGTTTTATCCATTGTATCTATGCAAGGATTCTGTACAATATTCAGATTATAGTATGGCTTCATTAAATTATCTAGAATAGTAGCGTCTTTAAAATTTTCATATAATATCTTATCCGGAAAGAGTTCAGTTTTAAGATAATGACCTGGTAAAAAAGGTCTAGGTTGACACTTCATAATATCCATACCTAATTTTAACTCTGAAGCTACTACTATTGAAGTAAAAATATTTAGATCTTGGAACCATATAAATAATGGTCTTACACCAAGAGGATCACGTGCTATCATAACAGTATCAGTGTCTTTATCAATCAAAACAAATGCAAATACGCCATCCAATATTTGTAACGTATACTCTATACCATATTTTTTGTACATGTCTATAATAATTTCACAGTCCGAACCCGTTTCACATTCTACACCTGCCTTTTCAGCTAACTCTTTCCAATTATAAATTTCACCATTACAAATCAAAATACAATTTTTTTTATAAATAGGTTGCATCGAATCTTCTTGTTGAAATCCATTGATGGCTAATCTATGAAATCCTAATAAATGAATATGCTCATTAATATTCTCTTCTATAAATGTAGATTGTTCAGGCCCCCTTTCAGAATGTTTTGCAAAATTTTCTTTTATATTCTCAATTTTTGCACAGGAGAAATCGTTATAACGTAAGACAGATAGGATACCACACATTTATCATATTATTGTTAATTTCCTTTAGGTATTTTGATTATAAAAATATCTAGTACTATATTAAATGGAAGGTGTGGTAAAAGGAGTATTTTATTGTAATAAGCAAAGAACACAGGAATTAAGTGACAGGATGTTTTCCAGAAATTTAACAGCAGCGCCAATTAAAATGCAGTATGATATTAGATCTGTTCCTACAAGATATGTTCAAATGCCCATTTTGGATTGTCATAAACCAGCTACAGTACCGTGTCAACAAAAACCAATTTATAATACAGAAACAATGTTTACACCAAGTACATCATTGCCATTTAATGGATATCAGGCGAATGTCGATGTAGAAACTAGATTACATAATACGATTTTCCCATTACAAGCGTGTCCACAAGCTAAATATTTTCCAGGTACGAGCAGCGATATGTATAATAATAGGTATCTTACACATACAAATAAACCTGTTTATATGACAAATCAATTGTTATTTAATGAAGAAAGATTTAATTCATTTAATCCGAATATGTGCAATACCGGTTATAAATTGTTTAATAATTATACACGTGTTCAAATAAGAAATTTATAATTCTATTTTAAAATCTGAAAATACAGACCATTTAAAACAACCTCTTACATATAAAATTAAAAAAGCAATGGTAAAATATATCGAAGCAACTCCTAAAGTATACCAATATCTTGTAGTAGGTGTAATATCATCACCTCCTAAAAGAATATAGGGGTCAATAATATTCATGTCATTTTTACATAATTTATATTCAACAATTGTTAAGAAACATCCATCTAAATATAGAAATAGTACCAGGGCACTTAATAAAGGGATAATTGCCAGTAAGGCAAATGGCTTTGGTAGAAATATGAAATAAATCATATGATACCAAGGAGTATGAAAATGTAGAGATTTTAAAAGAAAGCCAAGTGTTTCATCTGGTAAACCAGTTTTTCTTAAATTATTAATACAATCATTTACTAATATTTTCCTCACTGTTTTATTTCTAGGAATATTCATAAACTATCATAATATTAGCATTTTTATTATGATACGTATTTTTATATTAAATTTCTTATAATATTATTATAATGATCAAGGATCCGTCAAATACTATAATAAAAATTAAGAAAATTAAGAAAAGTGATAGAGTAAAGAAAATTAAAGAAAATATTTCT